CCAGTATTTTTATATTTTGAATGTTTAATTTTCATTAAAAAATATATTTATTTATAAATATTAACCTTTTAGTTGAGATTCATCTAGGAGTGAACTATCCTCTTTGTCTTGCTCAAAGATTAATTTCTTTTTATCCATTGATTTCAAAACATCTAAATTTTTATAATAAGATATTTTGGCACCTTCTAAATTTAATCCACTTTTATTTGTATCAGTTTTACTATCCCTTGAATCATTTTTATCTGTATCTTTCATACGTTTAGTACCTAATGGGTCTTTACCAAAGTTACTATCTTGTTTTCCACGGGATGTAATTGATTTTTGAGGTCTTCCTAATTTAGGATCGTCTTCACCATACCCATCTGGTACATTGCCAGGGTCTGAGTACATTCTTCCTTTACCATATAAAGAAGCTAAATCATGAGGTGTACCATATGATTTACCTGTAGCTACAGGATCATTTCCTTCAGCTTCAATTTGTGCTATTCTAAATTTACGTTTAGCATCAGAACGAACTAAATCTCTATATTCATCATATTGGTCTTCACTAAAGTGGAATACATTATGGTATATCCAATCTGATGGTACTAAACCTTGTTCTAACATTGAGCCCGCTAATTCAGTTTTAGATTTTAATAATTCAATTCTTTCTTGGTCATATATAATTGATGGGGTTGTCATTGATAACTCAAAGTTAGTCAATGTTTCATCTGTATAACCTTGAGTGTATAAGTGTACTAAAGCTATTTTATTTAATTCTGATAGTAATATTCTTTGGATTCTATCAATTGTACGAGCAAATCTAATATCTTGGGCAGCTAAAGTAGCTTTACCCTCTGTATTTTCATCATAACCCATAAATGCTTTAGGGACTTTAAGGGCAGCAAATAACTTTTCTCTTAAATATTCTACATCAGCAATACCATCATATTGTAAACCAGGTGTAGTATCAATTTTGGTTGATTGGTCATTACCTCTAATAGGAATATAAAAATCTTCTAACATGTTTTGCATGTTATATTTTAAGTTGTACTCACCTGTTTTTTCATCCATATAAGGAGTACGTTTCATATTATTGATAGTTTTTTGCATAAATGCTTCTACCTCATTAGGAGGTATAGAACCAACATTTACATAAAATATTCTTTTTTCAGGGGCACGAGCAATTCTATGGATTAACATTGCATCTTCCATTAACGCATATTGCTTATATAATTTACGTGCTGGTTCAATATATGATCTACCATAAGGTAAATAATTAGCATCACCTACCATTCTGAAATGTGCCATTTCATAATTATCATAAATTATTGATCCTCTATCATCCGGACCACCATCTAATTGTTGATTAGGTACATTATAATAACCATAAGAGCTACCTGCAAACCCATCAGGATTCCATTTAAATTTTACTTCAGCAGGGTTTTCAGGGTTTGATCCTTCTATTCTTTCAATATGATAAGCAGTATAAGGTATAACATTATATACACCAAATTTTTCTGCTATTTCTAACTTTAAGAAAAAATCACCATACTTACACATTTGTCTAACCCACATCCAAGCATTAAATTCAATATTTAAAACATCATAAAATAAATTATATAATATTTTTTGTATATCTTCATTTGAACTTCTAATTTGGATTACTTCACCCATATCATTTTTCAATGTACATTCATCAGCTATAATATCTAAAGCAGAAGCAATAATTGCATCCTGATCCATTACATCATATTCTGAATATAGGGTTGTTCTTAAATATTGGTAATTTAAATTAAATTGAGCACCATATAGTGAAGTGGGCATTGTAGAATAAATTCTATTAAATCTATCCGCTAATGCATTGGTTTCATATTCCCCACTAGATTGAATATGTCCTGAGTCAATAGTTTTTACTTGATTTCCCCCTACATTACGTATTACTACATCTGTAGAAAATAATCTTCTTAACCTTGAAAAAACGCTTTTATTTGCCATTGTATATAATTATTATTATAAATATTATTTAAAGAGCCAAGTAATATCTTCTTTACCATGTTCTGTTTTCATTTGATAAGGATTAGCATAAGGGTTTGGAGTTCCTACACCATAACTACCCATATAAGGCGTTCTATTAACTGCCATATTATTTAATGCTTGTTTTGTTAAATCAATTCCCCTTTGTCTAAATTTTAATGCTGTATCTCTAACATATAATGCTATACCAAATGCCATAACTAAATCATCATTATAACCTGTTTGCGCCTCTGCTCTACCATTTTTCCAGATAAATACTTTCATTTCTTCTACTAACCTTCTTGACTGTATTGTTACACTTTGATCACTGATGTATTCTTGGAACTTACCTATAACCATAGGTCGTGTCTTTTTTGACATTGTAAACCCAGGAACCATCTTTGTATGATCTTGATATTTATCAAAATACGAATCAACTGTTGCTTCTCCACTCCGTTGTGAATAGTAGAGGTTAGAATATTGTCTATCAATAGCTACCTGTATGGTAGCCCAACCAATATTAGCATTTTCTATTACTAACATTGCATTATTATATTCAGTAGCTATCCCTACTAATAAATGTCCATATTCTTTAGTACCAATTTGGCCTTTATACTCAGCTACTTGTACTGCACTTTCAATATCAATTACATGAAATGTAGAATAATCTTTCCCATCCCCTCGAGCAACATCTGCTACTACCATATAATCCCTACTATAATCTGCTGATTCCCAAACCCATAAATTTTGGTCTGCACCTCTACGTTCTAATGGGTCTTTAATATGAGATTTTTCATAATATTCTAAATATTCATTATAAAATACAATATCACCTGAGGTGCTAAAATCACAATCACATTCTTGTGCTGCTAATCTAGGGTCACCTAGTAAAGCATCTTGAGCATCTCTCCATACTTGATCTCTTTCGGGATGTACATACCAAGGTAATTTAATAGGTAAAAAATCATTTTCCCCAGCTTCAGCTCTAACCCAAGTTTGATGAAACCAATTACCGGTACCATAAGGTGTAGATAATACTATAGCTCCACCACCAGTTGCTAATGTTTGTTGTGCAGAAGCCCATGTTTCAGCAATATTATCAATAAAAGCAGCTTCATCAATAATTAATAAAGATACTGCTTCTGAACGTGCAGCATCGGCATTAGAGGATTTAGCTTGTATTTTTGAACCATTAACTAACCTTAATGATAATTTATTGTTTTCAGCAGATTCTACTTTAAGCCATGAAGGTAAATTTTCCCACATAAACTGTACTTTTGTTACTAAGTTACGGGCTGTTGCTTGTGTAGTTGCTAGTGCTAATACATTTCGATCTTTGTGGAATGTCATTAACCACAAAGAATAACCTGCTGCTAATGTTGATATACCTAACTGTCTAGATTTTAATATAGCACTATAATCGTTTTGTTGAAATAACGTTAATACTTTTTCTTGGAATGGGTATAAATTAAACTGTATGCGACCCCGTTGTGGGTGCTGTATATAACAATATTTACGCATAAAGTGTATAGGATCTTTAGCACATTTAAGATATTCTTGACGGATTACTATTTTTAAGTCTGCCATATAACTAATTAATTAATAATGCCGTTCCAATTACTGTTATTATCCCAACCCCTATTGTTAATTTATTTTTAAACTTTTGTTTTTTTAAATCCAATTGTAATTTTTTTGTTAACTCCTGGGATATTTCTAATTGATTAGATTTTTGAAATAATATAGAATTAAAATTATTAATTTGTAAATCTAGATTAGATATAATACTATCTTTTAATATACTTTTTTGATTTAAAATATTTATTTTATCACCTAAAAGTATTATTTCTTGTTTATTACCATCCCCTTTAATAAGATCTTTAATTACTAATCGGGCTATTGGTTTTTTTAATCGAATCATTGTACTGTCTGTAACGGTCTGTGAAAAACTTTTCAAGCTCGCTACCATTAAAAGAATCAACAGCATCCATTTTAGTATTAATTTCATATTTTAATGATTTTATTCTATTATCTTTTAAACCCAACTCTAGATCTAATTCCTTTACTTGAATTTGTAGAGTATCAACTTTATAAGTTAATTCATGGTTTATATTATGTAGTGAATCTATTTTTTGTTCTAATTTCTTTATCTCAAAATTATATTGTTCCACATAACTTTCATCTTCAGAGAAGAATAAATATGAAACAAAAACACTAGATAATAATAATAAAGCTATATATAAAAATCTTTCTTTAGACGACATTTTTTTCTAATTTAGCAACCATTGCTTCCAATTCTTTTTTAATTGGAGTTTTTTTCTTTAATTTATCTTTTATTTTTTCTTTTTCTACTCCATCTGCTTTGCTATACTCACGTGCTAATGATTTCATTTCAGCAGTTATTGATTTTAAAGATTTAAGTGCTATATCTAATTTTTTATGTTTACCCCTAGCTCCTTTAGCTTGTTTAATTGCTTTAGCATCTAAGTCATCATCTTCATCTTCAGTTATAGGATTTATTAATTTTCCTCTATTAGCTAACCTTTTAACAGCAGCATTTTGACTAGATTTGTAAACAGCGTCATATGCTTTACCAATATCACCACCATATAATTTATCAGTAATTTTTTTACCTAACTTTTCTAATTGGTCTTGAGTTAGGGTATGTTCTTTTCCAAATCCTTCTAAATAAAATTGACCTATATCTTCATAATCATAAGTAAAATCTTCACCTTTTGGTGTTGCATTTTCTTCTAACTTATAACTTGCTGTACTATCTTTTACACCTTGGAGAAATCCTCTTCTATAATATTTGTAATCAAGTTCATTATTTATATCAATTACATCTTGATTAAAATGCATACTTACAGCATACTCACCATCATCATATCCTATGTCTTGTAAATCGGCTAAACCTACATTAGCTTCTTCTATACCTGCTTCTTTTTTAGCTGCATCTAGATCCTTAACAGCGGCAGTTAATTCTTTGGTTTTTTCAATTTCTACATCAGTATCTTCAGATAATGTAGAGATAATATTTTCTCTAATATAGTTTTTTAATTTAGATTTTTTCATTATAATAAGGTTTTATTATAAATATATTAAAGATTAGTAAACTTTAATATTTGTTGAATTCGTTCCTCTGTAGATCCAGATATTTTTTCTACTATATTACATTTATGGCCATATCTTTTAATTAATGTTGTAATAGTAAAATCAATTAAATCTCTATAATGTTCATCTGTCTCACGTATGCCATTATCTTCAATTTCTATCCCATGAGGAGATATATAAAAAATGTAATCATATTCTCTGATAAATTCACTAGCATATGTTTCAAATGCTTCTTTATCTTGATGAGGAATAGATTTAGCATTCATAGTAAATGCCATAACATCAAATACTGTCCTATCTGTAATAATGTTGTCCTGTATTAATTCCCCACAACGTTCAGCTAAAAATACTGTTTGGCCTTTTAATGTTGAGTCAGTATTTAAAGGAATACCTAATGACATTAAATGTTGACTACGTTCAGTAGCAAAATTGTAATCTTTAAATTGTGGTAAATCTTTTAAGGCATTAACCAATGTCGTTTTACCTACGCTCATTGTACCGCATAAACCTATTTTCATATTATTTTAATTTCTGTGATTTTGTCCTTTAGGGGCTGGTTGTTTATACCAAGGTAATCCTGTTTGTTGTCTAATTGCTTCTTTATGATCTTCTTTTGTATAAGGTATACCATAAAGATAATATTCACCTTTTTTTTCATTACCTTCAGGTATTAAGGCAGGTCCTTCCCAGTTATGAAGTTTACCATCCCATATATAAGCTATTGTTCCATCTGCTTTTTTTAATTTTTTACTTTGTGGGAATGGTGTTTTTGTTTCTTTTTTCATTTGTATTGTTTATAGTAAATATACGAAAGTTATTTTAATTCTCCAAAAGTGACTCAGCAACATATGTCCCTTGTGCACCACTTACCGTTATACCTCTAGCTGATAAAGCATCGCCTACGAAATGTACGTTAGGATACTTAGTGAGTGCTAAATTGATATAATCGACAAGCGGCTCAGGTGATAGATATTTTACTTCAGGCACATAAATACCCCAATCATCTTTAAGTGTTGGGAATACTTTTTTCATGTCTTCAATAAAATCATATACATACATAAAGTATGGTTGCATTGCTTTTGATATTTCATGTAATCTATCTACTTGTATAGCGGATACATTTACACCTTCAGAAGTTGTTGATGGTTTTCTACTTGGACTATAATATAATCCTGTACCATCTATCTGTAGTTTTTTAACTACATCTCTAGACCAATCAAATGGTTTATCAATGCCTTGAACTTCCATTAATATACCAAAATTGGTCATATCATTTCGGAATGCTTCATCTTTTTTAGCGTGTCCATTATATGAATGATCTCCATACGTTTCCTCAACGGCAACATATGCTGCATTGTTGTTTGTACAGAAAGAACGTAATGATACTCCTTTGTCTTCATATTTTCTATATAATTTGAAATCGTAAGATACATCAATTAATTTTTGGAAGTGTTTTTGTGGTGCTTCAAATCGAACACCTATTTGTACTGGTTTTGGTTCAGTTGGTAAATCGTATTTTTCAGCTAATTGTTTACCAAAGTCAATACCTGATTTACCTACACCAAAAATAAGTTTATCATATGACATTTCATCTACTGCTCCTATAGATACAATTTGTTCATCAAAATCAATATCAGTTACTTTAGTTTCCCAAATAAATTCAACACCACCATCAACTAAAAAGTCATACCAATTTTTACCTATCTCGTGTAAATAATCTGTACCAACGTGCCATACTGGGAATAAACGTAATCCAAAATATGGTTTAATAAATTCTGGTTCTGCTATAGGATTTGAACATTGAACTTCTTCTGGTTTAGGGTGAAAACGTTTAAAATTATCAATTACTTGATCAAATAATTCCATTGCTTTTTCTTCACCACAATATTTAGATAATTGTCCTCCAATTGAAGTGTGATAAGTCAATTTACCATCAGACCAACCTCCTGCTCCTAAGAAACCTGTCATTACCTCTTCATATGGTCTTAAATATGGATCTTTACCCATATCAATAATGGTAATTTTACCATCAAACCCATTGTCAACTAGCTTAGTAGCAGCATTTACATTTGCTACTCCTGCTCCAATCATTACTACGTTTTTACTCATATTTGTCCTTTATTTTAATGCGTTAATATACGAACTTAAAATGGCGTCTCCAAATGAGACGCCACAGATATCTGTTTATTTTTTAATCGCGACAGGCTATGAATCTGTCTATATGTTTTTATTTTATTTTATTTTTATTTATAAATTAATCCCTGCTATATCTGAATATAATATTTCGTGTTCTTCCCCATCTTGGTCTACTGCAAATACAGAATAATCACCCCACATATCTACATTATCATCATTATTAGAGTTTGGATTGTATATTACAAACTCTCTTCCATCTCCTAGTTGAATAAAAGCATCATCATCATCTCCTAAAGCTTTAATAAGTGATTCTTTATCATAATCTTCTTTTAATAGCCTACCTTCAGCTAAATTTGATAGTTTTTCTTTAGCCCAAGCTTTAGCTAATTTAACTGCTTCAACTTCGGAATAAACTCCCTGTTCTACAGCATTCATTATCTCGTAATAATCATCACTTACAATTTCTTCAGCAGATGCATCTATAATATCTTGAAGGTATACTTTAGGTTCTACTACCATAGCATCCATTGCACCTTCGAATTCATCTTCTAATTCGGGAAAATCAACGTTTTCTTTAAATAGCCTACCTTCAGCTAAATATTTTTTTAAATCGAAATTATCTATTTTGTTTTCATTTTTACTTTTAAATTTATCTAATACTTGATTGTAAATATTTTCTAAATCTCCTTCTAGATCACTATCACCTTCCCAATTTCTTTCAAAAGCATAATAATCATAAACATCATTAGGGGTATTTAATTTTTTAATACCATCTAAAAACTCTTTTGCATTATCTTCACCGCTAACTTCTTTTTCGTAGTCGTAAACATACTGTTGAAGAGGAGTTAATTCTTCTTTTAATAGCCTTCCTTCAGCTAAATATTTTTTAAAATTAAAATTATCTTCCATATCTTGTATTATATCCTGGAGGTGTAACACTTCCGTAAATTATTTCTTCAAATGCATTAGCTAAATCATCACCATCAATCATACCATCTCTGTATTGTTTTAGATGCATTTTCATTTCTGCTTGAATTGGATCTGGTTCTTCTTTTATTTCTTTTTTATCATCTTCTTTAGCTTCATGAGCTGCTTTTACGCTTTCTAATGTAGGTAATGCTTCACCGAATTTTCTAGTATCGTATCCAGGTGCGTTTTCGTTTAATAGTGACTTTTCACCAAGAAATTTTTTTAAGTTGAAATTGTCCATTGCTTTATGTATTTTGTTATAAATATACGAAACATTATTTAGATATCAAAATGATGAGAAAATTTACTTTACCACTTCTTACAAGACCAGTATCTTGCCATTGTTTTAGGTCCTGGATTGTCACAATTGTGTCTTGCTCTAAATGCACTTCTTGCTTTAGGATTAGATTTTCTGATTTTCATGGTTTTTTGTCCTGCTTTTTTAGCAGATGATCCACCATGTCCAAAATTAACTTTTTTTACCTTAATTGAACCGTCAGCATTTTTCTTACA